GTCGAGTTGTCCGCGCCCGTGACCTTTTCCTCCTCATCCCAAATCTGGCGGGTGCCGTTCTGGGTGTTGAGGATTTTCAGTGGATACGGAGCCGGGTGCGTAAACTGGTGATCGTGCAGTCCCGCCTCCTCGGTGTATACGATAGCCTTGTAGTGCTGCATCACAGGCAGCCAGCCAGATGTAATCCCGGTGTCCTCGAACTTCACGCGCACAAGGCGTTTTTTCTTGTTCACATCGGTGACTTTTCCGATGCGAACATCGACGTTCACGTTCATCAGTCAGTAACCTCCCAGCGTATGACGGCCAGTGACTTGCGTCGTGTACCCGCCGGAGCCGGACACCGTGTGCTTAGACTGCTTCACGATGTACTTGCCATCCCACGGTCCGAACTGGTCAGCGTTGAACGTCAGTCCAGCAACTTTTCCGGGGTCGCCCGGATAGGTAAAACTTATCTGACGCTCATACTTGTTGTAGAGCCGGAGTTTCTTTGCAGCCAGTTCTTTCGCCTCTGCCTTGCTCGTGACCGGGGCGTAGACTTCCAGCTGCTGATTGGTCTTGCTCTTGGCATCGTAGTCCTTAACGTAGGCAATGCCCTCGATAGCCTTGCCATCAGGCCCAACATAAGATACCCGGCAGGACGCATACTGTGTTCCAGCCTGACCGAGTGAATGACTATACTTGATATAGCTTTTGTCGCCCAGCGTGGTAGTCCACACAGCGTCCTTGCCCTCGTACTCCTGCTGGTCAAAGATGACGATTTTGCCATCAGTGCATTTCAGCGACAGCCCTGCATCGTGGCAAAGCTGCTGCAAAAAGTCGATGTCAGAGCAGCGGTACTGCTCCACACGCTTGTACTCAGGGTCTTTCTTTGCAAGAAACTGGGTCGTCATGCCGTTCTTGGATGCCATTTCATTGGCAATGCCGGACAGCTTGTACTTTTCCCAGCCCTTGCTCTGCTTGGTCTGCCGGATCTGGCTCGTGTAGGGCAGCCCAATGGCCTTGATGGTGATAATGCCGGGCGGTCCAGACGCAACCACGCTGTCCAGTTCAAAGGTTCCACAGTCCAGTGCTTCATCTTTGCCATCACTGTGCCAGTTGCAGGCGGTGATGGTAGCCCGGATTTTCAAGCTTTCTTCTCCGCTGCCGGAGGAGGAGCCAGAAGAGCCGCCGCCAGACTTGCCGGAGATCTCGCTGGCATCCACCCAGCCGTAGACGCGAGATGTGCCATCGGTGTGGATGACGTGGTTCGGATGAAGCGCGCCCTGCTTGATGATGGTGATCTTGGCAGGTCCAGCCTTTGGGTTGCCATTTGCCTTTTTATCAGTGGATGCCTTATAGTGCGGACCGCCAAGGAACTGCACCACATCGCCGACCTTGTAACCATCGGAAGATGCAGCCGATACATCGCCGTCTATCATCTTCTGGAGCCAGTCGGTCATCCAGACACCCTCACGGTCTTGGAGTTTGATTTGCAGGTCATCGCTGGCATCTTCCTCGTTGTCCGTAAAGGACAGGGAGAGCAGGTAAGGAGCGATGCTGCTGGTAATATCCACACCGTCAAACTCCACCGTACACTCGGCATGGCGGGCAGTATTTTCATCGCTCATGTGACCACCTTCTTCCACGGTGGCAGGGTCGAACTGGTCTTGGTTTCGATTTCCGGGAGCGTCAAAACGATTCCGGCAGGAAACTCAAAATAGTTCAGACACTGCGAGTTCGCAGCCATCAGGCGGGGCGCAAGGGCGCAGCTGCCGAGCTGCGTGTATGCCACGCTGTCCCAGCGGTCGCCCTGCACGGTGG